CCGGGCAGTACGCACATAAGCTCTTCAGCCTTCTGGCGATAGTAGAGAAGTTTCTCACCGTTCTCATCAGTCTTTGCAGTCTGACGGAGGGTAAGACCAAGGCAGTTAGTCAGGTCGCCAGAGGCGGCAGGAGTAACCTTCAGATTAACCTTGGGATAAGAGTTAGCCCCCATAAAGGGGTAGTCAGTTTTGCCGAGGTAAGAGTCGGTAGCGTAAGAGACTGGGTCGAGGTCAAAGTTGCCAGCGGAAACTTTAACGAAGACACCAGCATCACCAGTACCAACACCAGTTACGCTCTCGTTGACAGCAGCGTCAACAAGAGCGTACATGTTTACCACATCATTCTCGTTGTATTGACGGAATGGTAGGAGACGATTAGCCATAATAGTTGTCCTTTGAGTTGTTTACAGTTAATTATTATTATTTAGAATAGCTTACGCTAATATTTTCGCGAGAGAACGCTTTGGCGAACTTTTCGCGGAAAGACTGCTCAACAGCGACTTTGCTGTCAGGAGCTTTGTTAGTAGCTGTTGCATTTTCAAGTGCAGCAGCAACATCAGCCTTCTTCTCTTCCTCGACTTTTACTTCGGGTGTAGCAGAAGCTTTGCTGACTTCTTTGAGACGAGCTTCAACCTGCTCAGAGATTTTCTTTTCAATCTCGGCGGCTTGAGCCTTGATAAACTCTTTGTTCTTATGCTTCCAAACGGCAGAGAATTTCTCTTTGTAAGAAGCGAATGCCTCTTCGGTAGCTTCAAGAGCTTGAACCTCACCAATGATCAGTTTGCGATCTTCGTCGCTGAGATCATAAGCGGCATCAAGTTCACCAACGCGAGCATTAAGACGAGCAACAGCCTCTTCTTGGGCTTTTGCTTCTTTAATCTTATTAAGCTCTTCTTGTGTTTTGGCAAGTTCTGCCTTCATTGATTCTACTGAAGCGACTGTCTCATTGTAAAGCTTCTCGGCTTTGTCCTTAGCGGCCTTCTCGGCTGCAATGGAGTCGCGATACTCTGCATCTTTTTGTTTGATGGCTTCAGCGAAATGGCTGGTCATTGAAGCGACAGCCTCTTCACCAAACTTTTTCTCAAGAAGAGCAGACTTTAACTCTGTGATAAGTTTTTCTAAGTCCATATGGTTTATTGTTTTTACATTTTTTCTCTCTAAAATGGAATTTGATTTTTTATTCGACAAAAATGCTTGAACTTCTTCGATGCAATTTTCAGTCGCTTCCACCTCTTCGTTTTTGTTTTCATCCTCTTGCAATGAGAATGATGGAGCATTTTCAAATGCCACAACGCCATTAACTTGTGCTGCTGGATTTGTAGTAAATCCGCCGCCCAAAGGATAAATTTCTCCAACGATTAATCTATAAACCGGAGTACCATCTTTTAATTTACCGGAGCCACCTTTTGCTTTTAAAAATGGAGCGAACTCTTCAATTTGCTTTGGATCAGTAATAATGTCAGCCTCTTTTAAAGATTGACTCCCAACTGCCAAATAATAATTGCTAAAACCAATTTCCCAACTTGCCGAAATTGAATTGTGGAAAGAATCTTTTGGGTCAGAATTTCTCAACATCAGCGATGTAAATTTTTTATCAACGGTTTTATAAATGACACCGGCAACTGATAAATAAACAGGATCAAGACTCTTGCCAACCTCTTCTTCTGTTAAAAATTTGTTATCAGAAATTCTATTGAAAGAATAATTTGTGATATGGCCAACAACGCGCTCTTTGTTGTGTTCAATATTAAGATATTTATTCATGAAGCGCTTTGCAATCTTTGATGCAGTAGCCCCAGAAATACCATCTCCATTATTGTTTATCATATTCGGCACCGCAAGATTAAAAGAAACCCCGAGAAGATCAGGATTATCTTCAAAATCTATTTTTGGAGAAAGTTTCTTAAGTTCATCCAAAGAAGCTTTGGATACTTTGAAACGCTCATCCGAAATACCATAACAAGCGACAGCAACATTGTCCAAAATCGTGCTATACTTGAATGCCATATTTTATTTTACAGCAGAATGATGCAAAATGGCCGCAGAATATTCATCAAGTAAAAATTCATCAGCCGCATCAAGAACAGATTGCATTGGTTGCAGCTTTTCAATTTCATCTAGATTGGCCATACATTTTTGAACGCTTGCTACCCAATCTTCTCTTGAACTTGATGCGATAACTTTCTTACAAAGATTTGCTACATTTGATTTTTGCTCATCGCTTAAAGAAGCCACGGCAAATTTCTTTGCCACGAAATCTTCAGCCGCTTTCATAAAAGCATCTACTTCATAAATTGTAGTTTGAATGTCTTTTCTTGATGCGGTTGCTCCAACAGGTCTGCCAGCACCAGACTGTTTAGGTGCTGCGGTAGGAGTTGGGGTCGCTCCTTGTACCATTGGTACACCACCAACAATTGGATTATAATATCCCTTCTCTCGGTCAGCGACAAATTTTTGCTGTGCAGAAGAAAGATCAGCAACATTAGGCAATTTACCATTATTAATAGATTCGATGCCTTGCTCTGGAGTAAGAATTCCAATTTCCATCAAACGACTGATGGTTCTCATGTATTGAGTTTCATCTTTTAAATCAATCTCTGTAAACTTTGCGGTAGGCCAAGCACGGAATCCTAAATCTTTTGAAATACGAATAATTTCTGGCTGAAGAACATCATTAAGAAATGCATTTCTAGCTTCTTTCAAGCGCTCCATAAAGAAACTAATCTTTGCACTTTGACCATTATATTTTTCATTACCAAGCATAACATTCATCAAGCCTTCTTTAATGTCGTCGTTTAAAACTTCGTATTTTTCTTTGCCAACGACTTTCTTTAAATCAGGAATTACGAAATCAGCTTTTGTGGTATAATCAGAAACAAGAACACGACCAACGCTTTCGTTCATAAATAAGTTTTGCATGGCTGTCATGTTTGCGGGATTGATACCGCCTTTATCTGGCTCCGCGCCCATTGTAATTAAAAGAATTACATTCTCTACAGTGCGCGAAATAGCTTGATCAATACGTTTTAATTCAATCTTGGCGTTAATATCTTCAAGAACTGGATAAGCGAAAGGTACGGCAAATGGCTCGTAATCTTGTTTCTTATAAAAAGAGTAAAGCAAATACTTTGGATCAAGCTTCATATTTAAACCGTCTCTAAAATACTGCTTACTCTTAATTTGTTTTTGAATTTCTGGATCAAATCCATTAAGAAGCTCAACATCGGCATCATCTTTTGGATTTTTTAGACGCTCAAGCTCATATTCAGAAAGAACTTTTTCATAAACAGCCTCTGCAAAAGAACTAGAGATTTTGGCGACAACATCATACGGATTAATCAAAATATAACGAAGAGGAACCTTGTTATTCTTGATACCATTTTCGCTTAAACCCGAAAGAAGTTTAAAATCTTCAGCGTTAAATTTGCCATCTATACGATAAAGAAAAATGTTACCACTACGATAATATTCGCGGAAATACTGATCCTTCAGTTTCCAAAGCTTGATCTTATCGAACCATTTTTGAAAAAATTCGCGGCTACGCTCTGTACCGCCCTCAAGGTAAACGTCTGTATTAGCAAACTCTGTGGCAATATCAATTGTGTTTCTGACAATTGCTACATTAGCATAAGCTTTTTGGCAAAGCATAATAGCATCACGGACATCAACTCCATCTTTTGTATATTCATATGGAAGAAGCCCTTGACTAAGCAGCGAATACCTACCAATATTTACGTCGGTTCCATTTCTTGGAACCTTTGTCTTTGAAGGAGACGCGTTTTCTTTTGCTCTGGTATATGACGCTTGAGAAACTTCTTTAAAAAAAGGCTCGCCCATGAGCTTTGGCTCATACGAAGCTTGAGATACTTGAACAGGTTGTACTTTTCCAAATCTTGTCCAATAATCAGACTTTTTGTTGTATTGGCGTGCCATTTTATTATATAATAAAAGTTACACTAAAAGTCTCAAAAGTACTTTCAATAACTTTTACCGAGCAAAGAATGGCACAAATGTAGAAGTTGATTTGTCAACTTTTACATCCATCATATCTAAATACACCTTGGTCATCCAATTGCCCAAAACTAAACAGGAATAAGAGTCTTTTCTTGTTTTCTCTGCTCCACTCTGCTTTTTTAATTCTGGTGGCAAATCGAAACTTTGATGCCCATTAGCTGTTGTTGTGGGCATGATAAGAGAGCATTGAGCTTTTACTAATTCGATCATATCAGCTTGATGATCAACAAAATCAACCATTTTAGCTTCTATACTCTGGCTATCTTCCTGATCTCGAATAAACTTAAGATTCTTAATTGGAATAGTTTTACTTTTTTGAGCGGTAAAATCATTATCTACAGCTTCGGCAGCAAAAAGAATTTTTCTATGATCAAAATTCGATTGAAGAAGTTCATTAGCATATCTTATCCAACCGCTAGTTGGAATACGCAAATAGCAAATTTTATTAGTGCTTTTGTTATATGTATTTCTTGCTTTCCTTAACTCGTCTTGATAAGTTTCGGGGGTATCAAAGTCTGCCTCAAAAATTTTAATTTCGATTTTATTATTTTTAAAAAGTTCACTTTCATTGGCAGCATTTATAAACTGCAAGCCTCCGTTATAGTCACCACACATTGCGACAATATTAAAATTAGTAAATAAATAATGAAGATATTCGATATGTTTTCTTAAGTTTGTTCCAGAAAGCGCATAGTTATGGACAAGGATTCCCTTACGAGTTGCTTTGTCCAGTTTAATAATATTCATGGCAAAGTCGTCGGAGGATTCATTTTCTGCCCAAGATGGGTCAAAGCTTAAAATATATTCTGCATTTTTTTCTCCAGCTAATTCAATTGCTTGCCCTTCTCCAACCTTAATTGTGCATTCATGCATCTTGCTTAGTTTAAAATAACCAGAAGAATCGTCAACAAACTGCGAACCGAATTCTCTTTTAAACTGTGATTCGGACATCGTTGCCTTGGCTTGCGTCAATAAACTTTCAT